CCTGCAATTGCATTAATAGCAACTTTGTCCCCGTCAGAATTAGCAGTAGTTTCTGGGAAACAACCTTTTAATTTTGCATCTTGAGAAACTGTTGTTGGTAAATCTTCATGTCCAGTACGTTCACATCCTGCAAAATAGTTTAAATCTGTATTATTAATACCATAAGTTTTTGGAGTTACTATACCAAAATATTTACTTGTATTATTAACTGTATTTGAATAATCTGAAATACGTAAATTACCATTTGATACGTAAAAAGAAGGTGTTGCAGTTTCTCCACCTAAAGAAATTTTAGACGCAGATGCCGCCCATCGGTTAACGCCATGCGCGCTTTTTTGAAATATATTAATTTTTGCTGCATCCCCAACAGGTTCATACAAAGCAATTTGATGACTTCTTGTTTTAATGTTATCCGCTAGTTCTCCTGAAATATTTAAAAAATTATAATCGCTAGACCAACTAAACAATCCAATTCCACTATTGCTTATAAAACCCGTCCCAACAGGAGAGCTTGATAAATTATTAGCATCATGCGTATCCGTAGCGCCTCCTAACATGGTAATTTTACCAACTGAACTAATATCAATATTAAGCGCTTCAGTTAATTCAATATCTGAAATATCTCTAGGGTCAGCAGAATTGTTTAATCCGCCGTGAAATGCTTTTATATCTAAAATATTCTTAGGCATTTTTATCCCATTTAAATAAACGTGTTATGATATCAATTAACGTTTGGTATGACTTAACTATACCACGTTGTTCTATCTGCATTTTCTTTTGTTGGTCAATCAATTTAATAACAATACCTTCTAATCTGTTAAACTTTTGATGTATATCCTTTGTTAAATCATCTTGAATATACTTGTTTTGTTTATATATAAACCACGCTAATCCTAAACAAAAAGCTATGGGTATACCAAACTTTTCTATAACTTCTATAGGATTCATGTTTAATACTGATTAAACTTATCTTCTTCTGCAGCCCTAATTAATATATCTATATTTTTAGGCGTATTCATTGCACTAGGAAGATTATTCATCAAGTAATAATCGCTATTCATTTGCGCAACTTGCTCAGAACTCATTCCTTCTTGAGTAGACATCATATCTGTAAAATGAGGCCTAGACATTTCCCAAGGATTAACGTCTTGATTCCATCTATATTGGTCAGGACCTAACTGGCCTTGAGCTAGATTGTTTTGCATGCGAATTGCAGCATTAACGTGTTCTTGTGTAGGAAACATAGCATTAACAGCATTGTTAAAACTTGCATCTTCATCACGCTTTTTTATTTTACCTAATAATCCTTCAAACATATTTATCCTTTTAGTAATTCTCCCCATAATGAGGCTTTACCATCTATTATTTGTATTACATGAACAGTAAAATTACCACCCTTATAATAATCTACTACAGCAAATGCATGCGCCCATTTATGCTGTCTTCCGCCTAACCACTGATTCTTTTCAGAACTCATATCTTTTAAACAACCCAAACTCCATGCAGACTTTGGACCATCCATATGTGTTACTGTATCTTGCTGTAAAGCATGATGATGACCATATATAATATTGCATCCTAACTTTCTCAGATGATTAGAAGTGTGGTATTGGCCTCCAAAGTGATGTCCGTGATAGTAATATAATTTGCCTATCTTTAGATATTTCCCTGGTGCATGATACTTATAACCACGCTCTTTAAACTTGCCAGCTTTCTCAAACGATAAATCTAAATAAGGATGCTCTGCATTAAAGAAATCTAACCACTCATCGTGATTACCAGCACATATATGCTTTGTCTTTACATTTACCTTATCTAATGACTCATCAATATCATCTAACAGTTCATTCACACCTTTTATATCTGCCTCTACTTGAGGTAAGATAAATTCCAATGGCGGTTTTTTCTTTCTTTTCCATTGCCAATGTGAACATCCTGCAAACTCACCTAAATCACCTAAATCAACGTATATGTCAGGTTTTACTATCTCAATCGCTTGCTTTACTACGCTGATTGCTTTTCTATCGTGAATAGGTGCGTGTTTATCAGGCGTAACAATTGCACGCTTAACGACACCTTTGTCGATACTAGCCATATCAAAAAACTCCTAACTGAAAAGGTCTCTTTCTTTAAATCCCCAATCAAGAGGGGATGTCCAGAGTCCTTTTGCACTTGCAAGCAAAACTTCAGTTTCGCTTCGTGGGAACTTCAAATATAAAGCATCGCATTTTAAGCATGCCCATAATATCGGTTCATCTATTGCTCCTAATACCTCTATTGCTTCCATGTCACGTGATTTACAATGTAAACATCTTTTTGGTTTTTCTTCAAAATGTTCTTCATTTTCTACACCTATAGAATCTATCACGCTATCTGCTTGATTATCTACAATAAGGTCCTCTAATAGTATCACAGGCTTAAATGCCTAAACTTGTTTTAACTTTACTCCAAAGTTTATCATCTAACTTATTCTTTGAAGAAGCTACTAAGTAATCTCCTAAAACGCCTACTACACTTTTTACAAGTTTTTCAGTCATTATATTTTTCATTGTAAAGCCCATTATCTTACTTATCATATTACTCCTTTTATTTTTTAAATTCTTTTACTATTTTAATAGCTAAATGTAAAGCTGTTAACAACCCTACTAATACGGCAATAGCATCAGGCAACCAACCTGTTAAAATTACTCCTGCAGAACTTCCTCCAATAAACGTTGTTTTTAAAGTATCGTCTAGCATATTTCCTTTCTATTCAGTTGCATTCGACTCTTCGACCCAATTATCAGTACTTTGAACTTCAGAAGAATCCCAAACTGTAGACATCGTATTCCAATTAGTTTTTTGAGAACCCCATGATTGCGATGTTATTATTTCTGTAGTCCAGGCCATTAAAAATATGATGGCTTAATAAAGCCTGTTTGATTATAATTTGACCTAGCATATTTTTTTCCCTCTTTTACCATATCCATGTATTTAATATAGAATATCTTATGTGCATCAGCATTAATATTTGGAGGGGTTAAATATCCATCTGCAATTACCTTATGAGCTAACCCTTCATGAAATTGCTTTGGCAATTCTGACTCTTGAGTTAAGGTAGCAGTAAAATCATTTGCTTGTGCAATAGAATAAATTCTCATCTCTTTAGCAACAGAAATAGATTGATAATCACTTGTTTTACCATCACGTGTAACAGCATTAGTAACTTTTTCTACAACTCCTAACCTGCCACTGTCAACATACCAATATCTTTCATTGCTAGATGTAGTAGCTGCGCCTGTTCCTGAGCTAACATCAAATTCATCATCATCTATAACAGGACTTCCAATTAAACGTGGTATATCTACATTATTAACTTGAACACGTAATATTTTAATAATATTATCATCTAATTCATAATATCTTTGACCTGCAATAGATGTTTGTGTATAAGTCTTTTTCATCAACTCTGTTCTTGCACAAAAATCATCTTGAGCCCTATTAAGTGCAGCACGTATTTCAGTGTAACCTTTAGGATGATGTTGCTGTATTAATTCTATTAACTGAAGCTGTTTCATTATTTCTCCTGGATTTCTCCATTATTCATCTGTTCTAACACTTCAATAGCACCTTGAGACTTTATCATCATAGTCTTATGATGCTCAAATTGTGCCCTTAAAGACTCTAAAACCTCATCATTGGAAGGTTTAGTGTCTACTGTTTTTTTATCGCTTTTAATCGCTTTCATTTTACTCTCCTCTAACTATTATTAATTACTAAAAAATGAATTTTACTAGCTGTAGCAGATGCGGCGCCACCAGCTGAGTGTGGATTTACAAGGCTAATTTTAAAACTACCATTTGCAATTGTATGTACAGCAGCAGCAAGTTGAACATTGGGTGTTGTATTTTCATCTTGCACTGTTACTAAAATAACTGAGTCAGTTTGAACCGTTGAATTAGTTACCGTAAATTCAGCGTTTGTTGTAGAAGCCAATGTAACTGCAGCTAATTGAATTACACCACTAGTAGCATTAATAAGAACACCTGTAGTATGGTCTGTAAGTTGCGTTACAGTTCCGCTATTTGTATGTACTATCCCGTCAGTTGCGTCGGTAATAATCATATTACCCCCAACTGTTAATGCACCAGTAATTGATGATGTCCCTGCAGTAGTTGTATTCCCACTTTCATCAACATTAAATAAACTAGTGCTATCATGGTCTTTTACTGTAAAAGTACTATTGTGTGTTGTTTCATCAACGTCATCATCACTATCTAAAAAGACAAAAAAGCTTTTCTTTGCAGACATAGTTATATCGCTTGCAGGAGTTGATGTAATCCCATTTGCCACTAACGTAGTACATGTTACGGTAGAATTAAAAGTAGCTGCTGTACTATCATCAATAGTCAATGCAGTAGCCCAACTATTTATAGCACTACCGCTACCAATACCTGCATTAGCAACTTGAAATACAATATCTCCACCAGCTCCAGAACCTTTACCACGCCCACCTCTTAAATTTAATGCACCACCAGCAATATTATTTGTTGTCCCAGCAGTAGTATCTCCAGCTTCAATTGACAATGCAGAACCTACAGCATTGTGAGCTGTATCTGGTACAGTTATTGTAGATGCTCCACCTGACAATGTTAGAGTAGTAGCAGCGGTTAAACCTCCAGCAATAGTTACATTGTCAGATGTATCCATTGTAATAGTACTTCCACCATCAGAAGCTTTAATGATATTACTACTAACTGTTAAACTGCCATCTATTTGTAAATTCCCTGATTCATCTAAATTAGCTATTTCTGTAGTATCATTGTAAAATCCAAAACTTTGAGATGTTTCATCATTATTATCATCTAAAAGGAATGTTAAATTTCCGTTAGATTTAATTGCTATATCACCAGCATCAGTAGTAATATCTCCACCTTGTATATTAACATTTCCAACCACGTCTAAATTACCAGCAACCACTGTATCGCCATTACTATCTAATGATAATTTATCTACATAAATACCGCTAGCTTTTGACCTAATTTTAAAAGCATCACCATTAGCAATTTGAATTTCCCAATTATCACTGTTATGTGTTGAATTATCAGCTTCTAGCCTAATAAATAAATCTTGGCCTACATTTGACTTAAAAACATATCTATTGGCACCCGACAACGTAGTAGCAGTACCTCCAAATGTTAGATTTGAGCCAATAGTTAATGCTGCACCTAAAGTAACATCACCCGTTAACGTGCTAGTTCCATTAATTGTTAATGTGCCTGTAGATTGTATTCCAGCAGTCGATATCTTTAATGCGCTAGCTGTAGCATCACCATCTTCAATAACACGTAATGTTCCGTCTATTCCTGTATCTGCTACTTTTAATAGTAAAGGATACGTTGATGCTATACTTTGTCCAGTTAAACTTGCCATTACCCTTCACCTCCAATACTAAATTTCATCATATATTCATTTTTTAACATATTCATTTTATCTTGATACCATTTATATTTTTCTGCTGTTACAGCCATTGCACCTTGCGCAGCTTGTAATGTAGCTTGTACCATTTCGCTATCTTCATCTTCTAAGTAATCAAAAATATCTCTGCTTTCTGCAGGAACATTTTCATTAAACATTTTCCTAATTACATCCATTGATAAAGAATTAGTAGTTACATCTTCAGTTAAATCTAATAATTGCTTACCTAATACCATATATGCTGCATATAGCAATATATGTTCAGTATATTTAATAGGATAATTATCAATCGTACTATCGACTGCTATATCACTAACAGAATATTCAGGTAAATAATATACATATGCAGTTGCGCTGTTTGTAGGTAATGGCCTAATATGTAATGTTCTATTAAAAATATAATATGCTGGGTCATCATCTGTCGCTTTATAAATTGAATTATCATTGTCTATATAAGTACGTTGATTTTCAGGCACAAATTTACATGGAAGCGTATTTCGTTCTACATAAAAAATATCACGTTTGTTACTTACATTTAATGACGTTGTAGTATCATTCAATTGATTGCTAGCTTGAACAAATTCTTGCGG